ATATAGCCATTCGGTTGAAATACGCACCGTTTCAGAAGACACTTCAAAACCTGAACGCAAGCTCAGAGTTTATATGGTGGCACCCACCCCCCGATACACCAATAATCAGATTGTTGTGGAAATTCCAAATGTGAAACGCCCAATTCCGTTGTTCATTCTTATGCGCGCACTCGGTGTAATATCCGACTACGATATTATCGAAACCTGCCTCCTAAACATGTCCGAAAACAAAGACCTCGTTGAATTTTTTCGTCCAAGCGTGCATGACGCAAATAAAATATTCACCCAACGGGCTGCAATCGAATATATCGGCATTTTTATAAAGGGAAAAAGTGTCATTCAAGCACAGCATATTTTAATGAATTTTTTTCTTCCACAAATTGGAGAGTTAAATTTTCAGTCAAAAGCATTTTTTTTGGGATACATGGTAAATAAACTTGTCCGCGTAAAGGCAAAAATCGATATCCCAATTGACCGTGACAGTATGAAATTTAAACGCATTAAAATTCCCGGAAAACTATTGCATAGCTTATTCAACGAATATTATGCGCAACAAATTAAACGCATTCGAACCCTCCTCGATTTCAAATACAATTACAATTCCGCAATTTTGTCCGAGCGTTTCACCGACATTGTAAAAGATTACGAAGATATTTTTAAAGACCGCATCGTAGAAGAAGGGCTTCGGCGAGCATTCAAGGGTCAGTGGGGAGGCAGCGAATTCACGAAACAGGCCGGCATCGTTCAAGATCTGAACCGCTTGTCTTACAATTCCGCAATATCCCATCTCAGAAAAGTTAATTTGCCGCTAGACGTGTCTGCAAAAGTAATCAAACCCCGACTCTTACACGGATCCCAATGGTGCCTCATGGACCCCGTCGACGTTCCAGATGACGGTCTACAAAAACATTTTGCAATCTCAGCACACGTTACAAACGGTTGCAAGGGCAGCGACATGATACAATGGTTGCTCGCAGAACCCGGCATCAATTTGCTGTCTTTAGAAAAATATCCGAAAGATTTTTTGTATTTTCAAACCAAAGTATTTGTAAACGGTGGCTGGATTGGCGTCGTTTCTGACCCGGAATTTGTTTCCAATCGCATCAAAACGTGCAGGCGATTATCATTCATCCCAATTCACATCAGCTGTTCGTGGGACATTCAGCTTCGAGAAATAAATATTTTTACGGACAGTGGTCGCGCATGTCGCCCCGTTTATTATTATAATTCTGAAAAGAAAATGTACGCATTCCAGGCAAAAGCCGTTTTAAAAATGTTGAAAACCCGGAAATTTAATTGGAATGAACTTGTCGGCGGATTCGGAATAAAACGAATAAACTACAATGAATTTTATAGTACAAATGATGTAACAAGCATAATGAAACTGTATGATAAATTACCAGAAGGTATTACATTCGAGAAAATGGCGGTCAGAATGGCGGTCTTGGAATATATTGATGCTTCAGAAGAAAATAATGCTCTGTTTGCATTCCGCCCCGACGATGAAGTAAAAATAGGCACCGCTCAATTCACGCATTCTGATATACACCCATCCCTCATGTTTGGCGTCATGGGAAATTTAATTTCATTCCCCGAAAACAACCAGCTTCCGCGCAACACGTTTTCGTGTAGTCAATCAAAGCAGGCAGTATCCATGTACAACACTTCGTTCTTGCAGCGTTTTGATAAAATGGGCGTCGTTTTAAATGCCGGGCAAATTCCGCTCGTAAAAACGCGATACCTTAAATACATTAACGACGAACAAAACCCGTATGGTCAAAATGCACTTGTTGCCATTATGAGCTACAACGGTTACAATGTCGAAGATTCTATTCTTTTCAACGAGGGATCTATTAAACGCGGACTCTTTCGAACCAGTTATTACAACATGTACGAAACACGCGAAGACAGTAAACAAACGGGTGGTGGTGGTGGCGGCGAACGCGTCGATTCGCGCATTGTAAATATGAACGATTATCAACAAGAAAATTCCGTAGTAAATGCGGGGCGCGGAGAAGGATACGATTACAGCAACTTGGATTCCAATGGACTCATCCTAGAAAACACACTCGTAACCGAAAAAAGCGTCCTCATCGGCCAAGTGGTAAGCAATTCTAAAAATATTGGAAAGGTCGTTGATGCATCAATACGCCCGAAAAAAGGTCAACTGGGATATGTCGATAAAACATATATAACAGAATTAATAAATCCAGATGCTCCGTCTCGCATTGCAAAAGTGCGCATTCGTGAAGACCGCACGCCAAATATTGGAGATAAATTTGCATCCCGCTGCGGTCAAAAAGGGACAGTGGGTCTCATTATTCCGGAAAAAGATATGCCGTTTACTGCCGATGGCGTGCGACCGGATTTGATAGTCAATCCTCACGCATTCCCGTCTCGTATGACGATTGGACAATTCGTGGAAACTGTAATGGCAAAGGCGTGCGTCGTGTATGGTGCATTTGGCGACTGCACCGCATTTGTAAACCTGGGGAACAAACACGCGACTTTTGGTGACATGTTGCAAAAAGAAAACTATAGCTCGACTGGCACACAAATTTTGTACAATGGAACAACCGGTGAACAGATTGAAAGCGATATTTTCATCGGACCCACATATTACATGCGCTTGAAACACATGGTAAAAGATAAAATCAATTTTAGAGCTCGAGGTCCAAACACGAATCTGACACGCCAGCCGGTTCAGGGCAGGGCAAATGACGGTGGTCTGCGTATTGGCGAAATGGAACGTGACGGGATAATCGCACACGGAGCCACACGATTTTTGCAGGAATCTATGATGGTTCGGGGGGATAATTATTATTTGGCTATTTGCAATAAAACCGGCATGACGGCCATTTACAATCCGGACAATGACGTGTTTATGAGCCCAATGGCCGATGGTCCCATTCAATTCAATGACGCGCTGACAGATAATCCGAAACTGGTAAACATTACGAGATTTGGCCGATCTTTCAGTGTTGTGCAAATTCCTTACTCGCTTAAACTGCTTGTACAGGAACTGCAAACCATGAACTGCGCAATGCGGATTATAACGGAAGATAATATTAGTCAAATTGAAAGCATGTCTTTTTCAAATAATTATAAAATCCTTTCAGGAGAGAAACGTGTCGATATTGAAGGTGAGGGTTCTTCTGATTCTAATGTCAACGTTTCATATTCTGCTGAAGGTGGACGTACTCGCACTTATGATGACGATGATATGATGAATTTAATTATTTCCAGCAACGACGCCACACATAATATTAGCGATGCTCATGAAAAGTCATCTGATGATATCGACGATAATAGTGGCATACAAGAAATTATGATTGACAATGGCGAAAAAAAGATAGAAAGTGATGATGAGCAGATTGCAAATGCAGTTACTGAATTTCCCATCACAATGGATTTAGAATCAGTTTATTCTGAAAAAAAACTAAGCGGTATGGGGAATGAATGGACAATGCTTACTGATAATAAAACTGGAAATACGTATTTTTATAATAAAGAAACAAAAGAAACCATGTGGTATCATCCTCAACCAGCCAAAGATTATGAACTTCGTCCACCATTCGGATGGTACGCTGTTGAGATTGCCGGGCACGTTTATTTACACAACCCGCAAAAAAATTTAATTAAAATGCCTGAAGATGTTACATTTGCCGATGCAAATGAACGCGTCGAAGAAAAAAATGATGATAAAGAAGATTTAAAAACAGAAAAAATACCGCCTATTTTAATGGTTGAAAAAAAGGAAAATAATGATGACTTAGGTAATGGCAGCGACGATGGAAGTGGTAGTATCGGAACTGGTAGCGGAGATGGAAGTAAAAAAATAATATTTTAATAATATTAATACTATTTAAGTTGATTCTACGAGATTAATTTTTAAAGTGTATTTGATTTTAAATATTTTATTAATAAAATACTTAAAATTAATAATTATTATAAAAATATACATAACCATGTTCAAATCAAAAGTATGTTTTATTGGATTTTTTGGTATGCAAAAAAAACATGCAGATACTTATATCAACATGTGGCGTACGTTGGATGCACGTGCTGATTATGAAAGCTACACTATTGCCGACATCATGCGAATCCCGCGATCAAGACATGATATCATTCGCGAGACATTTCAACCTAAACAACCACATTATGATATAGTACACTGTATTTCAGGAGGGTCGCTTTATTTTCTATTGCTTTTGCAAGCAAAAAAGACATTTACGTTTTCCAAAATTGTTTTTGATTCAGGGCCGTATACATATGATCATAAACAAACACAAATTTATGCACGCGAGGTTTTCCCAATTACTAAACTGTTGCCAGTGAAAACTATTTTGAATACTTTTCACGGAATATCAACAATGCTAGCATTGCAAGAAGCGCATAAAAAACATATTCTTTACACGCCGCACCCGAAATTAATTTTAACAAGTAAAGTCGACAAAACATTCGATCGAGAATTTGTAGACCAATATACCCGTAATTCTGGCGCACATCGGATCGAGTTTGAAAAAGGAAAACATGCTAATATTTACAATGACAATAAGGAAGAATATATTCAATCAATTTCTGATTTCATTAGTAAATAAATTAAAATAAAATAAATAAATGGTAAATGACGTTTATTTATTTTATATATTTCTATTCTCTCTATTCTCTCTATTCTTTCTATTCTCTCTATTCTTTCTATTCTCTCTATTCTCTCTAAAATAATTTATCATAACTTGTATAAACTTTCGAGATTGAATAGTTTTGGTCTTTCTGTATTTTTATTATGTTTCACGGTTTACATTTCTAGAGAGAAGAGAGAATAAAGAATAGATAATAAAGAATAAAGAATAATAAAATAATCAAATAATAAAATGTATAATATTATAATTTATTTCAGCGAGATGGAGAAAATGACCGGGAGAAACTTTTTATAAACTCTTTTTTAATTTTCAATTTTGGACATTTATTTTTGTCCATTTTGAAAAAATAAAAAAAAGTTTCAAAAATGAAAATCCATTTTTTTTACACTTTTTTTTAAGGCAATGATTTAATATTTTTGCATGATAATCAGTAAGCATGCAAATGAAATATTTAAGATGAGACCATAAGAAAAAATGAAGAAAAATGGGGAAAATTCAGAAAAATATATAAAAAAAACATATTTAAAAAAATATATCTAGGAACTTTATAGTAATAAATAGTAATAAAATGACGAAAAAAGATCTCAAAAATATTTACAATATTAATTATCATCATAATGCGTCGCAATCTAATATTTTAAAAGAAAATTGTGACACTGACTATGGTAACAGTAACAAAAACGTGGGAAAAAGTTCCAAAAAAAATAATGATATCGTCAGTGACCATAATGAGTCACAAAAAATACTTTTATCCGACGAACTCGACTCTTGTTGTGGTAACAGTAAAAAAAGTTCCGAAACTTCCTCCAATAATTATATTTATAAATGTGATGTTTGTAACTACACGACGATTAGAGATAGTCAGCGCAAACGTCATGAGACAACCCGTAAACATAAATTATATAAACTGTTAATGATAGAAAAAATGAATGAACCTGAATGTGAATTACAAAATGTGAATATTTGCGAATGCGGTAAAAAATATGCATTTGCATCCGGTCTTTGTCTTCACAAGAAGACGTGTATTTATTTGAAAAATAAATCAGCAGAGGATTGTTCAAATAAAATAATAATGAAATTATTGAAAGATAATGAAGAAATGAAACAAATTATTATTGAACAACATAAACAACAAACTCAAATTATGATGCAGCAACATCAACAACAGCAACAACAACATCAACAACAGCAACAACAACAGCAACAACAACAGCAAATAATGGAAATGTTACCGAAAATATGTATCGGCAATATCACAACAAATACTACAAACATCAAACAAAAATTTAATTTGAATTTATTTTTAAATGAGCAATGTAAGGATGCAATTAGTTTATGCGATTTTGTGAAATCATTAAAGATAACATATGAAGATTTAAATATTACAAGAGAGAAGAATTTAGAAGAAAGTGTGGGATCAATTTTTTTGCGCGGATTAAAAGATTTGGATATATTTAAACGTCCGATACATTGCACGGATACAAAGAGGGATATAATGTATATAAAGGATGAAGACATATGGAAAAAAGACGAAGGGAATGAGAAAATAAAAAATTCGATTAATGAAATCTCTCGAAAACAAGTGAAAATATTAAAAGAGATGAAAGATTCTGATCCTGAAATAAAAACGAACGAATTAAAACGAGATGATTTTATTTTAACTATGAATCATGTTTGCACTCCAATTCCTGACTCTGGAGAGAAACGCCTAATAAAAACAATATCAAAAGAAGTGATTGTTACTTTATAATTAGTTTTTACAATTAGGATATTTATTTATTTAATTTTATTATTGATAAATTTTATTGCAGATTTTGTTGATTTTTTTTCTCCAATTTGTTCTATTTCCGATTTTTTTTTTATATCATCGATGTTATAGTTGGTTACATCAAAAT